CCTAACGACAAGCTGAGCGACGGGAGCGCGAACAACCAATGATCTCCGACAACACACTGAAACTAGAACTGCCAGCGCCCGCTCCCGTTCGCTCCAGCGACTTGTTAGCTGGCCCGTCTTGGCGAAGCGTCTATGAAACCAATGACGAAATCCTGACGGCCATCATGCACCTGCATTGCCCGGATGGATTCGAGTGCGACATGACCTATGGCAACGGGAGCTTCTGGAAACGCCTGCCGCGTCCGCGCCTGTGCTACGACATCACGCCGCTGCATGAAGGCGTGGTGCAAGCCGACTCGCGGATGCTGCCGCTGCCTCCCGCTTCCCTGAACAACGGCGTCTTCGACCCGCCGTTCCTGACGTATGTGCGGGGTGGACGCGAACACAATAGCAAGGTGGCGATGACCTCGCGCTTCGGTGGCTACTACCGATACGATGAGCTTGAAGACCACTACCGAGACACAATCAGCGAAGCCTACCGCGTGCTGAAACCTCGCGGCAAGATGGTCTTCAAGTGTCAGGACATCATCCACAATCACCGGATGCACTGCACGCACGTCAACGTCATCAATTGGGCTGAAAGCGAAGGATTCCGGCTCGCTGACCTGTTCGTGCTGCCCGCGAAACACCGGATGCCCGGCCCGCAGAAGGGGCAACAGCGGCACGCAAGAATCTGGCATAGCTACTTCCTCGTGTTGGAACGCGATGGGGCTAGGCCAGCTAACAAGGATTCTGCAACTCTTTCACTTTAACAGTTCGCATAATATGACTAGCGAGGAAGCGGTCCAAAAGGTTCGGGACGTGGTGCGGCTTAGGCACTTGTCGCTGGCCACGGAGGAGAGTTATACGATGTGGCTCCGCCGCTTTGCGCGCTTTGTGTCGGAGGAATGCGATCCGCTCGCCAAGCCCGAGCAGAAGATGGAAGCCTTTCTCACGCAGTTGGCCCGGCAGGAGGTTTCCGCATCTACGCAGAATCAAGCCTTCTGCGCGCTGCTGTTTTTCTACCGCGAGGTTCTCAAAGTCGAGCTGGGCAAGGTGGATTCGCTCCGCGCCAAGAAGCCGGTGATGGTCCGCACTGCGCCGAGCGTGGATGAGGTGCGCGCGTTGCTTGCTGCTGTGCCGGACGTGGGCGGCTATCCCACCGCGCTCTTGGTGCGGATGCTTTACGGCATGGGGTTGCGCGTGACGGAGCCTCTCAACCTGCGCGTCAAGGACGTGCTGCTGGCAGAGTCGCGGCTCATCGTCCGCGGCGCGAAGGGGGGCAAGGACCGCGTGGTGGCCCTGCCGTGTTCGCTGGTGCCGGAACTCAAAGCGCAACTCAAGCACGCGCGGGCCGTGTGGGAAATGGACAAGGCCAAAGGGCTGCCGGTGGCGTTGCCCGGTTTGCTGGCCAAAAAGTTTCCCGCCTGGGCGCACTCGTGGCAATGTGCGTGGGTCTTCCCCGCACTGCGGCCGTGCCAGCATCCGCGCACCGGCCAGACGGTGCGCTGGCGGTGTCACGAGGCGAACGTGCAGCGGGCCGTGCGGCAGGCGGCGCGGCCGCTGGGCTTGTGCCTTACGCCGCATCACCTGCGCCACGCCTACGCCACGCACTGCCTCAATCGCGGCGTGAACGTGAAGGCATTGCAGGGCGCGCTGGGCCATTCCCAAGTGGAAACCACCATCGGCTACTGCTACGCCGAGGCGTGCAGCGTGCCGAGTCCGTTGGAGGTGTTGACCGCATGACCTTATGGCAAACACAAGTGTGGAGAGGGTGGCGGGGGAGCCGGGGCGCTACCAGGTGCGGAGTTCGCGCGGGCCGGTGCTGGTGGACATCTGCGCGTGCCGCGGGAATGGCTGGTGCGGCTGTGAGGATTTTGCCTTCCGGCATCTGCCCGCGTGGCAACGCGGTGAGCCGGGGCCGCATCGCTGCAAGCACATTCTGGCCGCGCGGGACTGGGAAATGGACGAGGCCGTGCGGGTCTGGAATCTTGCGCACCCACAGGATGACGTGACATGAGCCACACTCTTGAAATGCTCGAAATGCGTTTGGCCGGCCTGTCGCGGCAGGTGGCGCTGCTCACGGACCGGGTGCAGGAATGCGAGCGCGGCGCGGCCGGGGACCGGCTGGTGCTGGTGGAGTGGTGTCGCCTGAACGGTGTGACCATGGCCCAAGCCCTCGGCCCGGAGCGCAACCGGGCAATCCGGGCGTTGCGGGACAGCCTGAGCGCGGCGCGGGTGGGCCGGGTGTTTGGATTGACCGGCCGGCAGGTGAGGGAGATTTGCCGCAACGACGACATCAGGCGCGCACAAACCGACTCTCACCAACCAGAAAAGTGAATATGCCAAAGAAACAATCGAAAACTGACAGCGCCCACAAGCGTCGCCTGCATGGAGTGGTTAAGCATCCGTCCGCCATTGCTCGCGACAAATGGCTCGCCAGCAAAGACGGTCAGGAATGCACGAACGGCACGACATGGGGGCAATATCTCGAAAACAGACTTGTGCGCGCCTTCCTCGCTGGGTGGGACGCCGCCAAGAAGGATGCTTAACAAGGTTTCGGCAACAGGTTCACCTTAACGGTTCGCATAATTTGGCTAACGGTTCCCAGAGATTGCCTAGCCCAACGCAAACACCCCTCGCGCCCGCGCCCGCGCGTAATGTAACGGGCAGGCGTGAGCTGCCCTGTCGCCCTGGAATCTGTCGGCCCTGCGCCGGCCGCAGCTCCCGCCCAACCCCGCCAAGCCAAGCACGCGGGCGGTCGTCCCCCCAAATACACCGAAGCCCAATGGGCGCAGGTAGCCAATGACATCGGGCTGGGGATGCCGGTCCGGTATGCGTGCATTCGCGCGGAGGTCACCCTTGACGCCTACGAGAAACGGCTGCAACGCAACCCCGAGTTTGTCCGGGCTGTAGAGCAGGCCAAGGCGCGGCATCTTTACGCAGCGCTGGAAATCATCCGCGCGGACCTTCCCGGCCACGTCGGGCAGCGGTGGCTGCTCGAGCGCCGGCACGCGCCGGACTTCCACAAGCCCGCGGACGTGCAGTTGAACGTCAGCACCTCCACCCAGGTGGGACTGGTGTTGACCCCGGAGCTGCAAGGCCAGCTTGCCAGCATCGCGCGGAAACACTTCACCAAGGCCGGGAGGAACTAATGAACGCCCCGGCCACCCTCCCCATCGGCAGCAAGCGCGTGCAGGTCAAGGCCGTGCCCAAGACCGGTCGCAAAGGCACGCGGAAGCTGGAAGACGTGCCGGATCGGCTGCGGCAGGCGTTGGCCACCCCGGAAGGCTTTGCTGTGGGCGTGCTGGGCTTGCCCGGCAATGACCAAGCGCTTTACCCGGCCCAGGGGGCTGTCCTGCGCGATCTCACGCCTGAAGGCGCGAAAGTCGTCTGGCGCTGTGGCAATGAAGTGGGCAAGACCTCGGTGGGTGTCACCACGGCCGTGCTGTGGCATCTCACGGTCTTCCCGACCGGCCAAGTCATCAGCACCGCCGGCGCATGGCGGCAGGTCACGGGCCAGCTTGTGCCCAACCTCAAAAAGCATTCCCACAAGTTCCCCAAGGACTGGCAGTTCAACGCGGAGAGCGTGGTCATCAAGGGCGTGCCGCGATACATCGGCTTTTCGACTACCAACCAGCAACGCAGCCAGGGCTATCACGGCGACAGCTTGAACCCGTTGCTGGCCATCATCGACGAGGCCGCGGCGGTGGCGGATGACATCTTTTTCAGCTTTGAGGAACGCTGCAACCCGCAGCGATTTTTTGTCACCGGATCCACCCTCGACCCCGTGGGTGCGTTCTATCGGATGTCCACCGAGCAGGCGCGGTTTTACTCCCAGCACAAGCTCAGTCAACCCGAGTGCGCGCACATCTCGCGGGAAGCCATTTTTCGCACCATCGAGAAGTTCGACCCCGAGGCGTTGGCCGGCGTGGACCGCGAGCAGCCCGATTGGGCGGCCATTGAAGGCCGGTGCCGGCATCCGGTGGTGCTGTCCCGCGTGTTTGGTGCGTTTTACACCGACGTGGAGAATGCGGTCCTCGGCCTGCGCGACCTCGAGCTGTGCCTGGAAAATCCCCCGACTGCCAAGCCCGGCGACCGGAAGGCGTTTTGCGACTTCGCCGCGGGCGGAGACGAAAACGTGCTGGCCGTGCGCGTGGGGAATAAGGTGTGGATCGAAAAGGCGTGGCGCGAGCGGGACACGATGGCGGGCGTGGGTGAGTTCGCCCGGCTGTTTGCCAAGCTTAAGCGCGAATACGGCTTCCGGCCCTGCGACATTGAGGGCGACGCGGACGGCGCGGGCAAGGTGATGATTGACCGGCTGCGCGAATTGGGCTGGCCCATCGAAGAATTTCACGGCGGCAGCAAGCCGCGCGAGGACAGCCGCTACTTCAACCGCATCTCTGAAGTATGGATTGAAGGCGCGGACAAGATTCGCAAGCGGCAGGTGATTCTCGAGCGCGACGCCGAGCTGATGGCGCAGCTCGTGAGCCGCCGCTGGCATCGCAAGAGCGAAGGCCAGGCACGGATTGAGGGCAAGGAAGACCTGTTCAAGCGCAACCTGGGCAGCCCGGACCGCGCGGATGCCGTGCTGGGCGCAATGCAGCCGGGCGTGCTGGCCACCAGCACCAACCCGCTGGAAACCATGGAGGAGATTCTGGCCAGCAAGAGCGAGCCGTTCGAGGACGCCCACCAGCCGGGCATGGCCATTGACGAGAGCGTGCTGGAGAGCATCGGAGCGAATGCGGGGTGGTGACTATGATTACAACCAGCCGAAAATCACTATGAGCGAACCCTGCATCACCATTGAGGAAACGCCGGTGACGATGCTTTGCACCTGGCTAAAGGCGCGCGGCGTGGCCTGGAAGTTCGAGGGGGACAAACTGACGTTGCGCAAGCCCGGCAAGGAGCAGGTGTTTGACATGAGCGCGGCCAACGCAAAGGACTTTTTCACGCTGGTGAATGAGTTTGTGACCTCGTGACCAACGACCTGCACGATCAAGTTCTAGGCGCGCTCGTGGACCGGCAGAGCTGGGACGAGAAGCAGCGACAGTTCTATGCCATCCGCAATGGCGGCCTGCGGCGGGCGCACAAGCCGTTTCCCGGTGCGGCGGATACCAGTTGCCAACTCAGCGACGGCAAGATCGAGAAGGCAAAGCCCTTTTACTTCAATCAGTTGTTCGCCGGCGAACGCATCGCCGACTTTACGGGCCGGAACGAACAGACGGCCGCCGTGCAAGACATGGCGGCCGACCTGCTCGACCACATTCTGAAGGAGGAGATTCCCTACGCCCGCGAGGTGATGAGCGCGGTGGACACCATGCTGGTGCGGCAGCGCGGGCTGCTTAAGCACTACTGGGACCCCGAAAAACAGGCCATCGTGGTGGAGGCCGTGGACCCGCTGTTCTTTGTGGTGCCCACCCGTGGCGTGGGCCCTGACGAGGATGATTGGTTTTGTCACATCCGGCAGGTGAGCGTGGACTGGTATCGTCGCCAGCGCGTTTATGACCAGAGCCCGGAAGTCATCGCGCGCATTCGCGGTGGCGACCGCGACGAGGTGGCGGCCAGCGAGGCCGACCAGGAGAAGTTTGAGCGCGAGGGTCTGACCTACTCGCCGGACAAGAACACCATCGTGCTGTTCGAGTTGTGGCAGAAAACGCCCGGCGGCTGGACCATCTTCGAGTATTCCCCCCAAGCCCCCGCCATCATGCTCCGCCGCCCGCGCGGCTGCGCGACCAAGTGGCAGGGCAAGCCGTGGCAGCCGTTTGTGGGGCTGGAGGCGGAGATTAAAGAGAAGGGCTGGTATGCCCCGCGCGGCATCGTGGAGCGGCTGGCTCCGTTCGAGACGGTCGTGAACCGGCTGCAAAACTCGAAGCTCGATGCCATGAGCTTCTACAACACCCCGCTGTTCCAGAGGGACGCGGACACCGGCACCAACGTGGTCAACTTCCGGTTCCGGCCCGGTGAAGTGCTGCCGCGCGGCGTGGCCCCGGTGCAGATGCCGAGTCCGCCCATTGCCTTCGATCAGGAGATACTGAGCCAGCGGCAGCAGGCTGACGACTACATTGCCCTGCCGGACGCCGGCACGGGAGCCAATCCGCTGCTCGGCAGCTCCGGCAAGGACAAGACGGCCCGACAGGTGAGCTACGAGGCCGAGGTGCAGGGCGCGACCACCAACATGCGCGGCTGGGTCTTCCGCCAAGGACTTGCCGAAAGTCTGAAGCGGGTGTGGGCGCTGCAAGTGCAGTATCGGCCCCAGCAGTTGGCTTGGTTCGCCAAAGGGCGGCGCTTTGTGCTGCCGCCCGAAGCCATCAGCGATCAATTTTCCATTCAGCCCGCCGGGCCGATTGACGGCTGGGACAAGGCCCGCAAGCTGCAACGCGCCGCCCAGCGGTTCATGGCGTTGCGCGGCGACCCGCTCATCAACCAGGAGGAGCTTTACACCGACCTGCTCGCCGCCGAGGACGCGCGGCTGCCTCAGCGGTTGCTGCTGCCGCAGGGCATGAAGGCTGCGACCGAGGCCGAGGACGAGGCGCAGGAGATCGTGCTGATGATGAACGGCTGGCCGGCGGTGGCGTTGCCGAATGAGGACCACGCGCTCCGGCTTAAGGTGCTGCTCGCCAAGGTGCAGGCACTGGGCAAGATGGGCGAACCCGTGAACCCGAACGTGCTGGGCTTGCTCCGCCAGCATGTGCAGCAACACCTGATGCTGCTCCGCCAGCAAGACCCCAAGCAGGCCGAGGGCGCGCTCGCGGCCATCGAGGAAATGACCGGCGCGCAGCCGCAAACCAACGTCACGCCCATGCCGGCCTCCGCGGACCCCGCGTTGCCGGCCGCCGGACCCATGCCGGAACAACTCACCGCCGCGGTCGGTGGTATGGCCGGAGGTGCCCTGTGAACTGGCTCACCCGACTGTTCCGCAAGCGCCCGCCGGCTGCGCCGCATCCGTTGGCCGTGCCGTTCTGTGCGGACGAGATGCCCGTGGTCATCACGCAGAGCGACGTGCTGGCCCTGCGGCAGTTCCTGACCAGTCCCACGGGCGAAGCCATCAAGAGCCATTTGAGCGCCGCCATTGCCAAGGCGGACGCCGCCGCGGTGGACACCGGCGACCGTTACGAGTGCGGGCGTGCGCGCGGCTGGCGCGAATGCACGAGCCTGCTTCTTTCCCTTTCGCGGCCTCCGACCGCGCACCAATCGGAAACCGAGTTTGTCGTGCCGGGTGACGACGCCGAACTCGAACCTGAGTCACCAAGCCGCTGACGCTAATGGAAGATACAGCACTCATGCCAGAAACGACCGCCGAAGACATCCAACTGGACGGGATGGACAGCCAGGACTTTGCAACCCGATTGCGGGCCGAGCTGGACGCCCTGGACCGGGAGGAGTCCCAGCCCGCACCTGCGCAGCCTCGGGCGACTGCACCGGCCGTTGAGGAACCCCTGGCAACTGACCCCGCCGAAACCCCCACCGAACCCACCAATGAAGGCACCGGCGAGCCCGCTGCACAGGCGGCCACCGAGCCAGCCAAGGCCGACGAGGCCAAGGCCACCGAAACCAAGCCCGAGGAACCCCGGAGCAAATACGCCAAGGAAGTCGAACGGCGTGAGCGGAGCTGGAAGGCGTTGAACGAGCAGAAGGCCGCCCACGAGGCCGCCATGGCAAAGTTCAAGGCCGAACAGGAAGCGTTTGCCCGCCAGCAAGCCGAGTGGCAGGAGCGGATCGCCAAAGAGTCCGCCCCCAGCTACACGGCCGAGCAGTGCGAGGAGACGGCCAAGCTCCACGAGCAGCAGGGCGAGTTCAAGCTCGCCGAACTGCTGCGCGCGGAGGCCAAACGCCTGCGCGAGAATCCGCCGGCCAAGGTCGCGCCCAGCGGTCCCACGCCGTTGAGCGAGGACGCCAAGGCCAGCCTTACGCGCGTGCGCACGGAGTTTCCCGAGTTCAGCCGGCCCGACACCGCCGAGCACGCTGCGTTTAAGCAGTTGGCGCTCGACCGGCCGGACCTGTTGCAGGTTAAGGATGGCCCTTACCTCGTGGCGCAGCACATCAAGCTGAAGCTCGCGGCTGACGCGCACGCGCAAGCGGCTTCGCGGGTGCCCTCATTGGAGAAGGAAGTGGCGGAGTTGAAGGCAAAACTCAAGGAACAGGAAAGCCTGCTCGCAATCAGCGGCGGCGACGGTGCCCCCGTCCTGCCGACTGGCCAGCGCAGTTTCAACGACCTCACGGAAGCTGAAATGGAAGCGCATCTGGCCCGCACGCTGCGCTGACCTGACCCGGAAAGCATACCATGGCCACCCAAACGACAACCAACCCAGCCAGCAACTCGACGCAGCTTCAGACGTGGTTCAGCCGCACGCTGCTTAAGCCGCTGGATTACAACCTCATCCTGTCCAACCTGCCCGGCGTGGTCCAGCAGGGCGTGGACGTGCCCGGCGCGGCCGGCGCGACCTCGATCCGCTTCCACAAGCCCCGCCGCGCAAACAGCTCGAACGTCAGCACGCTGACCCAGGGCACGCCGATCAGCACATTTTCGGAGGTCGATTTCGGCTATGTGGACGCCACCCTCGTGCAGAAGGGCATCGCCGGCAAAATCTCGGACATCCTTCAGGCCGTGAGCATCTTTGACATGCTCAAGGTCAACAAGGATCGCCTCGGCGCTGACCTCGCCAAATCCGTGGACGACGACACCCGCGCGGCCATCGTCTTGGGCCTGCTCAACATTGACAGCAAGTTCGAGCAGTTCGCCAGCGTCCCGGCCGATCCTGCGGATGGTTCGCAGGACGGCAGCGACCAGTTCACGGCGCTTGGCGCGAAGACCAACAGCCAGGCCAAGGCCACCCGGCTGGAATTCCTGAAGGCCATCACCACGTTGCGCTCCAACTCGGTGCCGCAGGTGCCCGGTGGCGGTTACATTGTTGTGACCAGCCCGCAGGCGCTGTTCGACCTCCGCCAAGACGATGCGTGGCTGAAGGCTGCGCAATACTCCGATGCCGACCAGCTCTGGAAGTATCGCAATTACCAGATCGACGGTGCCCGTTTCTTGGACACCGACAATCCGTTCATCGAGGCCGGCACTTACGGCACCTACGACGCCGCGGGTGACATCTACTCGAACTTCGTGTGCGGCGCGGGTGCCTGGGGCTGCCCGAGCCTCAAAGGCTCGAACCGGGCCGGCGGCAAAGCCGTCGCGCCGGTCGTGTATATCCTTGACAAGCCGGACAAATCGGACAGCGCAAACCAGTTCACGATCATCTCGATGAAAATCTACTGGGTCGCCAAGCTGCTGAAGACCGACCTCAGCGGGGACGTGCCCTACGTCGTGAACCTGCGCTGCAAGTCCACCTACAACGGCTAACCCACGATCCAACCCTGAACTGAAAGGAACAGATACCATGAAAAACCTCGTGAAACTCCTCGCGGTGCTGGCGTTCATCGTCAGCGCCTTCACCGTCACCGCGCAGACCTTGCCGCCGCGGCTTGTGTTTGCCGGCACTGGCACGGCCATTGGCTCGACCAATAGCCATTACATCGTGCCCGCCAATGGCGTCGGCGCGCCGCTCATCACGTCTTGGGACGTGACCGGAGACACCGGTAGCACGCTGCGGTTTTTCACCCCCAGCGCGAACACCATCCTGACCGCGGCCACCGCCGTCAGTCCCGGCACAAACCTGACCTGCGTTGGCACCGGGTTTTCCGCCAACGACACCGTGGTGTTGTGGCACAAAATCACGGACACCTACGAGCGGCTGGTAGTCGCCAGCGCCTCGGCCACCAACGTCACCACCACGGCGGCCATTGCCTCGGCTGCCGTTGCTGGGGACATCCTGTTCAAGATGGCCCTGGCTGGTTCGGCCACAGGTGTCACCAACACGGCCGGCGTGCAGCGATCCAGTGCGGGCGGGTTGTTCGCAGCGGACGTGAACAAGCCCATTCTGGTGCAATTCACCGGCACCAGCGCGGCCAGCATCAACAGCGTGGCCGGCACTTACGTGCGGTGAGCAGTGTGTGAACTGGGGGCGGCCGGAGAAAGGGCCGGCCGCCCCCTTTCTCAACCCCAACAACCAACCAACCAATTTTATGAACGACGGAAAACCCTGGGAGACGGAAATGGCGGAGATGGACGAGGCGATGCCGCCCACGATGGACAAGCCGATGATGACGGACCGCAACGAGGTGTGCGTGCCCATGTCGGCCGTGGCCATTGCCGATGGCGAGGACAGCACTGCGCCGGAGCCGGGCGACCAGGTGAGCGTCGTGCTGGAGGGTAAGGTCAACCGCGTGGCCGACGGCCATGTCTATTTCACCGCCACCACCGCCAACGGTGAGCCGATGCCCGACAAGCCCAAGTCCGAGGACGAAATGTTGGAAGCGGAGGGTGAATCCCTACGCGACAACCTGATGATGAGCTGACGCTATGAAGACCAACAAGCTACGCCTCCCTCTCCTGCTCACGCTGCTGGCCTGCGCCGGCATTGCGCTGGCCGATGGCCTGCTGCGCGTGAACGAACTCACCAAGACCAACGCCAGCGCCACGGTGCCGGTGCGGTTGTCTGCCGTGCGCGGGGCCAACTTTTTCAAGAGCGCCACGTTCTACGGCAAGCTCCACCCGCGCACGAACAACACGGGCACGGTCTATCTCGGAACCAACTCCACCAACGACACCCAGGCCATCAGCATTGCGGCCGGCGAGTATGTGGTCATCACCGCGCCGGAGAATTCGTATTTCGACCTCTACGACTTCTATCTGGACGTGGCGACCACCAACGACGGGGTGGTGGTGGTGTATGCCTACTGAGCCATGAAAGCGTTGCGCACCATCTTCGCCCTCGCCGCGCTGGCCATCGTGGGCTCGGCACTGGCGCTGGTGCAGCCGCAGGGCTACGCCGGCAAGAGCCTGCTGCGCGCGGCCAACAGCGTCAGCTTCCGCGGTTCAAGTGAGGGCAGCCCGGCGGCGTGGACGCCCGCCAGCATCGCCGGCCTCCAGCTCTGGCTCGATGCTTCACAGATCACCGGCCTCAACGACGGCGATGCGGTGGCGACGTGGCCGGACCGCAGCGGAAACGTCCGCGACTACACGCAAGGAACCGTCAGCGCCCGCCCAATTTACAAGACCAACATTCGCGGCTCGCTGCCCATCGTGCGGCTTGATGGGGTGGACGACCAGATGTCGGCATCGCACACCATCACCGTCAAGACGGTGGTGGTTGTTTTCGACATCACCGGCGCGCCGCCTCAATACGCCGCCGCCGCGTATCTGGCCGGCGGCTCAGGAGATGCGGTATTCTATCGTGACACTTCCAACACGGCTTTGGGCACCTACCAGTCTGCGGCGGGCTTTGGCCCGGCGCTTTCGGGCCTGGGCAGCGGATTCCTGATAGCTATCTGGCGCTTCAACTCCAGCACATCCAACCTGAGGGTTGATGGGGTCACGAGCGGGGCGGTGGCGGCGTCGTGGACGACCGCCTTCACAGCAGGAGTAATTGGAAAGAATGGCGGCAGCGTTCAGTTCCTGAGCGGCGACATCGCGCACGTGCTCTATTACGACACGGTGCTGACCGACGCCGACTGCTTGTTGCTGGAAACTTATTTGGGAATGCACTGATGCACTCGCTTTTCATCGTTCCGGCAGGGAACAAGGCTTGGTTTGACGCCCAAGCCGAGGCGCTTGGTAACGGTGGTCCGGCGCTGTCGCTGGCCTTATCACCGACGGGGCAAGCGCCGGCCACGCATGGGTGGTGCGGGGTGACGTTGAGCGCGGCCAAAGAGGCGCAGGTGCAGGCGCTGCTGGATGCTTACCCTGAGCGTGCCGTGGACTGGACGCGCTACGACCTTGCCGCGCAGCCCCAGTGGCCTGACCAACGCGCCGCCGAGCTGGGACTCCAACGCATTCAAACGCCCTTCCCATGAGCCAAGAATTCAACCCCAACTCCATCGACGCCACGCTGGCCCGCATCGAGCAAAAGCTCGACAGCCATGTGACCGAGACGCGCGAGTATCGGCAACGCAACGACGCGAAGCACGACACGGTGATCGCGCGCGTGACTGAGCTGGAGGGCGACCGCAAGAAGCTGCTAGGCATCGCCATCGGCAGCGGCATCGGCGCGGGCGGCATCGGCACCGCCCTTGGCAAGCTGTTCGGCAGTCACTAACCCAACCCCAACAACCAAACCAACCATGAAATCCTGGAAGACCACCGCCTCGGGCATCCTGACCATCGTCGGAGCCGTGGCCACCGCCGGCCTGCTCGCGCTCAAGGGCCAGTATGAAGCCGCCATTGCCGCCCTGAGCACCGGCATTCCCACGGGCATCGGCCTCATTGCCGCCCGCGACAACGACAAGAGCAGCGAAGACGTGAACGCCAAGTGAGCCTCGCCCTCGCCATCCTCGGCCTGCTGTCGGCCGTGGTGACGGCGTGGATGAAGTTTGGCAAGCCTCGCCGTGAACCAACCGTTTCCGACCGCCTCGCCCAAGTGGACGCCGAACTGGCTGCGCGTGATGCTGCTGCTGTCAATGCTCGCCTGGAGCAACGGCTGCGCGACGCGCGTGGTGGTCATCCCAGCGGACCGCCAAGTGATTCCCCTCGAAGCCGGGCAGACGTTCAAAGCGCCCTCGACCGGCTGGTGGGTGCCGGACGCGCGAATGCAGGAGATTCTGCACGCACTGGAGAGCAAGGCTAAACCATGACCGCCGCCGAAATCATCCAGACCATGCAGGCAGCCGGGGCCAACCCTTGGCGGCGCGAGTTTGTGCTGGACCGAGACTATGCGTGCCCGACCGAGGAATACATTCAAGGCGATTTCGCCAAGTGGTTTTGGGCGGAACAGCATCGGCTCGGCTTGGCCTTGTTCAAACCGGAGAGCAATGACTGCGACAACTTCGGCCTGCGCGCCATGGTGAGCTTTCAGGTGGCGCATCACCTTGCGTCACCCAACAGCCGGGTGGGCATTGCCGGCGGCCTGTTTATCTACCAGCCAAAGAACAGCCCGGACCTGCATTTGATCTTTGTGGCCATCATCAAAGGCTTGGACGGCCAATACCGGGTGCGCTTCTTTGAGCCGCAACCCCAAGCCAGCACGTTCGGCATCGTAGAACTGACCCAGGAGGAAATCCAATCATGCGAAGGCTACTTCTTTTGCTGACCCTGACCGGCGCACTGCTCGGCGCGACTGGCTGCCAGACCGGCAGCGCCACGGCTCCGCCGCCGATGCGCTACTCCGAACCGCCAACCCGCTGACCCCATGCCACTCTACCAATACCAAGACCAACGCACGGGAGAAGTGATTGAGCTGTGGCGGCCCATGGCGCTGCGCGATTGCGTTCCCAAGCATCTCCAGCGCCTGATGGTGTGCCCGGCCCTGCGCCCGGACGGACTGGCCGAGAAGCCCGAGATCGACGTGGTGAAGTCCGCCCTGCGCGGTTTCAAGGAAATCGAGAGCCAGCCCGGCGGCACGGCGGAGATTCGCCGCGTCATGCAAATGTCCCCCGACCAAATCAAAGACGTATGGACCCGACCCCAAGCCCCCGCCCCTTTGCCCGCATGAGTGACCGCGCCAAAATCATCGCCTGCTGGCTGGGTGCGTGCCTGCTGTTCACGCTCATCGTGGGCGCGGCGGACATCACGCCCGGCTACACGTTCACCAGCGGCGAGAAGAACATCACGCACACCAAGCTGAACGACGCCGCCAGTGGCACCGTGAACGTGACATTCTACACCGGCAAGAGCGCGCAGACGGCGGTCACCGGGGACACGCTGCTGTATTACGCCGCGGCGGATGCCGCGTTCAGAAAGACCACGGTGGGCACCCTGTTCGGCAATGCGCCGGCCATCAACGGGCTGTCCACGATCAACAGCGTGGGCGACTTCAGCGTGGCCACCAGCAAGTTCACCGTGGCCAGCGCGACGGGCAACACGGCCGTGGGCGGCAACCTGACGGTGGCGACCAATGCCAGCATCACGGGCACGCTTGGCGTGATTGGGGCCACATCACTGGGCACGCTGACCTCGACCAATGGGCAGACCTTGGGCGGCGGCCTGCTCGGCAGTGGAAACTGGGTTTGGCTATCGGGCACGCTGACGGTGAACAGCGGCGTGCCTTTGACGGTGGAAGGCGCGCAAACCAATAAGGGCTCGATGGTCCTCGGCGACGCTGCCGGCGACACGCTCACACTCAACGGCACGCTAGCTGGCACCGTGCAGGGCACGCCGACGGTAAGCCTGACCGCCGTCAGCGCGGCCAGCGGGGATTCCGTCCTGATTTCCGACGCTTCCGACAGTGGCAAGCTCAAGATGGCGCTGGTGTCCACCTTGATCGCGCGGACCAACATTCTGCTGGGCTCGTTTCCTGCGCCCGGCGGCTCGATCACCAACGCGCATTCCTTGGGCGGCTGGCCGCAGATGGTCAACCCCGTGCTCGTCTGCACGAACAGCGAAGCGGGGTATGCCGTGGGCGATGAGCTGTCGGTCTATTCCACCATTGACGACAATCGGGCCACCCCTTCGTTTGTGACGCTGCCCACCAGCACTAACGTGGTCATGGTCTATATCAGTTCGGCTGGCGGCAATCCCCGGCTGGCCCACCGAACCACGGGCCTGATGACCTCGATTACCCCCACCAACTGGAACCTAAAGGTGTATCTGGCTTACTTCCCATGAACCTCGCCGAACTCGCGGACCTCGTTTGTGAAACGGTGCGCAAGCCGGACAGCGACAGCGTGGCGGCGTGCAAGACCTACCTGAAGCGGCGCGACCAAATGCTATGGGACGGCAACCTGTGGCGGGACAGCCTGTTCACCTTCACGCAAGCCCTGACGCCGGCCACCGACACCCTGCTGGCCGCCACGGGCATCGTGCTGCTGCCGGCGAGCATTGACCGCGTGCTGGCGTTGCGCGAGGCAGATGGCCCGCTCCCGGTGCAGAACCTGGAGCGGTATTTCATGGACACCATGGACGCCTTTGCGCAGACCGGGACGCCCTGCGAGTTCAGCCTGCTCTCGCCCATCCTTTACCAGTTTGCCACTGCCCAGGCCGTCACGATGGAAGGCGCGAGCGGCACCCCGGACACCAGCACGCAGGTGCGCTACCTTGATGCCGATGGCGTGCCGCAGACCACCACGGCGCAGCCCAGCACCACGCCCACCAGCGTGGGGACGGTCAGCGAGATCGTCGGCGTGGAGAAAGCCGCCGGCTCCGGCGCGGTCACGTTTAAGGATGCCAGCAGCAACACCATCTTGACGGTGGCCTCCAGCGCCACGCGGGCGACGCCCCGGCAACGTCTGCGCCTGCTGCCCGTGCCCACGGCCAGCCTCACCATCCGCGCGTTGGTCAAGCAGCGGTATGTCCCGCTGGCGTCCGACTACGAGGAACCCCGGCTGCGCCAGGCGGAGAACGTGCTGATTGCCTACGCCACGGGCGACATGTTGCGGCGGTCCAACAAGTTCGGCATGGCCAACGAGGCATATGCCGAGGGCGCGGCGCTGCTGGCCAAGCTGGAGAACATCGAGTTCTTCCAGCAGGCCCAGCGGATGCAGCTCGTGCCGGAGATTGAGGGCAACGGTTTTGGCTCGGATGTGGACTTTGCCGGCGGGACGAAAGGCTACTGGTAATGCCCTGGGAAACCACCAGCATTCTCGACCAGCCCCTCGCCTATGAGCGGGTGCGGCGGTTCAGCGGCATGAACGGCTACGAGCGGCCCACGCTCCTGCCGGATGACATTTGCGCGCGGATGGTGAACCGGCTGGTGACGGATAACGGGGCGTGCAAGACCCGGCCGGGGTTTGACATGCTAGGCTTGCCTTTCAGTCCCAACATTGTCCCAGGTCCGGCAGCTTACAGTGGGACGGTTGGCGTTTATCAGGCCGCGCTGCTAACCACCGGTCTGCGCTACTACTACCAAAAAAACACGGCGGATGATTTCTATTTGGTTAACGGTTCCGCCAGTGGGCCAGCAGTGGAGAACTCAGGCGCGTTCACAGCGCAGGGGTCAATCATGCAGTTGTGGGGCACTCCGGCAACGCCCGTCACAGCCACGGTGCGCCTGATGGACTACGACAGCGCCCCGATCCAAGGCTTGTGCTTCCACTACCGGCTGGCGTCGCAGCGGTTGGTGGCCGTCATCAATCGAAACTGGTATGAATGGGACGGATCGGCTTGGAGCGCGGCGGTTTCCGGCTGGCAGGCGGTCAATGCCACCCGCGCGGTGAGCATCGCCCAGCTTAACGCCAAGCTGTATGTGGCCGATGGCTCGCAGCGCATTTTCGAATATGACAGCACCGGGCCGGCCTTCACCGAGTTGAGCGGCCCGAACGACCCGCCCGCCGCGGCCAGCATCCTGGTTGCCCATGCGGGACGGGTGTTTGCAGCTGGGTGGACCGATGGCGTCACCGCGCCCAACGTCATCCGCGCCAGCAATTTGCGCGCGGCCGGCACCGGGAGCTGGGATGCCGTAAACTTCGAGACGGTGCTCACGCCGGATTACGCGCCGGTCAAGGCCATGGTGTCCATGCAACGGAATTGGCTGGCCGTGCTGCACGAGAACTCGATCCACATGATGGAAACCTCGCCGCTGGCCAGCACGGCGGCGGACTGGAACAAGCAGGAGATTTCCCGTGAGCTGGGCTGTGTGGGCCCGCGCGCGGCGCTGAACGTGGCAGGGGATTGCTGGTTTTGGAGCGCGGACGGCCTGCGCAGCATCAAGGGCGCGGTCGGCACCGAGGGCGCGTTCGAGATCGTAAACCCCCTCAGCCAGCCCTTGCAGGAACTGGTGGAGCGCGTGAACCCGCTGGCCGTGGCGAAGATCGCCATGCACCGCTACAAGGAATTCGTGTTCATCGACGTGCCGCTGGACTCGGCCACGGAGAACGACCACACGCTGGTGTTCAACGTGCGGCTGGGGCAATGGATGGGCTACTGGACCGGCTGCGCGGCGACCATCCGCACCACCACGTATTTCAGCGGCGCACCGAATCAGATGGTGGCCGGGCTGTCCACGGCGCGCGTGGTGCAATGGAAGGACACCGAGGACCAGGACGACTCGGCGACGTATCAGGACGACGGCCTCGACATCCCCACCACGCTGCGGCTCAAGAGCTGGGACTTTCAGGAACCAGAGAGCGCCAAGAGCGGCGACTTCTACGTGCTGTGGTTTGACGCCGCCTTTGCGGTCAACTGCTCGGTGGCCGTGGCTTACGACACGGACGAGCAGCGGGTGGACACCGTTGAGGAAGACGAGGCGCAGAATTCCCTTCCGCTTTCCCTGCCTTTTGATTTGGCGGACGAGCGGTATCGTCGGGCTGTGCGGCATCTCGACAGCCTGGGCGACTTCCACGAGATGTATTTGGAAATCACCACGACCGCCGGCAACTGCGTGCTGGTGGCGGCGACGTGCGCCGCGTTTGTGCAGAGCGTGAGGGACAAATGAGCGAGCCGACCACCCAACTGCGCCGCGTTGCCTTCGAGCCCATCGCCGGGCCGGAGCAGGTGAAGGACTTGCTGCTGGCGGCGGCGGCGGACGATCACATTGTCATTGCCCCGTCGCACGTCGCGCGGCTCGGGGACGACCTCGTGGGCTACGCCAGCCTCGGCAGCATTCCCGTGGTCAACGTGTGGCTCGATAGTCGGCGCGTGAAAGCGATCGACAGCCTGCGCCTGCTGCGCGCCGCCGAGCAGGCTTCGCGCGACATGGGCATCCGGCAATGGCTCATGCCCTGCGCGCACACCTCCCCCTTCTACCCGCACATGGAACGCCTCGGCTTCAAGCGCCTGGGCTTTGCGTCGCTTAACTGGAAAGGACTCTGACTATGGGCTGCTTCTCTCCTGACATTCCTCCGGCCCCCGACTACGCCGCCGCCAACACGGCCGGCGTGGTGGCGGACGCCAGCACGTTGCCCTACCGCAAGGCCATCGACTCGCTGGCCAAGCTGGGTGGCAAGGCCATGCTCAAGAACCCGCAGACCGGCCAGATGGAGGAAGTGGACTTCACCGGACTGGGCGAAGCTGACACCTCGGGCCAATACGCGGACAAGATGGCGGCCAAGGTGCTGGAGATTCAGCAGAAATACGGGGCCGACTTCATCAAGCAGGCCAATGAACAGTTGAAGCTGGCGGACCCGCAGGGCACGGCCGCCCGCGACTCGCTTTACAACGAGATCATGGCCCGGCTCGGGCAGCCGGTGGACTCGCCCGTGGCGGATTCGCTGGAGGCGCAAATCCTCAAGGAACTGCAAGCCGGCGCAGACCTTGACGGCGACGTGATGCGCGAGATGGACCAATACCTGATTGGCCAGCAACTGGAGCGGGGCGGCAGCTACGGCAAGGCGGACGAATTTCAGCGGGCCTCAAACATCGGCCAGGCGGCGGACGCGCGGCGCAGTCAGCGCCAGCAGAAAGCGGCGGCTTTTCTCGCGGGTGGGTTTGGCAAGGATGAGCGCAATTACCGCAAGAGCCAGCAGGACATGGCCAACCTCAGCAGCTTTATGTCCGGCCAGACGCCGACCGCGCAATTCCAGCAGCTTTCCGGAGCGCAGCAGGGGGCAGCCCCGTTTGTGCCGGGCACGCCGGGCCAGACCTTAAACCCCAACGCTGGCCAGCAGGGGACGCAGTTCGCGCAGGGTGTTTGGAACACGCAAGCCAACATTGCCAGCCAGCAAGCCAACCCGTGGTTACAGGGGCTTGGCCTGGGGCTTAAAGCGGTCGGCACCGTGGCCGGTGCTGGCGGACAGCAAGGCTTTGGCTGGTGGGGTAAATAGCATCTGACTTATGGCAACCGCTCAAGACTTTGCAGCCATTGGCTCCGGCCTCGACTCGATCACGCAGGCCGTGCTGGGCAACTTCATGGCGCGGCGCGCCCGCGAGCAGCAGGAGGAGGAAAAGCGCCGGTTTGACCAGCAGCGCGCGGACCAGCTCGCCGCCGAGGTGGCCATGCGCCAGCTCCGCGAGCGCCAGCTGAAACTCGCCGAGGACCAGGCCAAGGCGCAGGCGGATTATCGCGCTGGGCAGGTGGCCCGGCAAAACCGGCTGGACACCGAGCGCAAGCAGGGGCAGGCCGAGGCCGCCGCGCAGCAGTCGGCGTTCAACAATTTGGCCATGGGCGGCGAGGTGGCCCCGCAGGCAACCAGCCAGTTCGAGCATCTGAACCCGACCGGCGAAGCGCAACCGTTGAATGCCGAAGGCTTGGGCAAGGCGGCCGCCGCGGCGGGCATCCTCACGCCCGAGCTGGCGCGCGGACTGGTGAGCATGACCATGCAGGAGAAGGCCCTGTCGGCAAAGGGTGGCAGGGAGCCATTCCGGCCGGTGCCTTACCGTTTCACACTGGCGAACGGGCAGACCGTGGACGGCTACATGGAAAGCCCAAACCAATTCAAGGCGGTCGTGAATGGACAGGAAATCGTGGCGCACGCCATTCTTGGCCCAGACAAAAAGCCGGTGCCCAATCTGCTGAACATCAACGGCCAGGTCGAGCGCATCAAAGCGGAGCCACTGCCCGACGGCAAAGCCATCGCCGCCGAGTTGCAGGCCATCGCGGACTGGGAAAGAGACAACCCGCCGGATGTCCGGCGCGGGGAAGGCGCGGCCGAGCTGGCCAACTACTACGCCGCCCGCAAGCGCATTCTCATGCAGCAGGGCTTGAACGCCGCCCGGACTCAGCCCAGCGCGCCACCCGCGGCGGCTGGCCAAGCCGCCCCGGCTCCCGCTGCGCCTGCACCCGCGGCGGATTACAACTATGTGCCGGGCGTGGGCTTGCAACGGCCCGGTGCCCCGGCGGTTGCGCCCGCTCCTACGCCGCCGGACGTCCGCGAGCAGGACGCCGCCCCGGTGGCCCCGCCCGTGGCCCCGCAGCCGCCCAAGCCCGAGCCGGCGCTGCGGCTCAGTGGCTTCAATCGGCCGGCCGAGGTGACGCCCACGCCCTCGCGTGCCGGCTACACCGCCGAGCGCCGCACCGCGGACCGCGTGGCCGCCATCACGCAGGAACTCACCGCCGCCCGCACCCGGTTGGCCGAGGCGCAGAGCGGCAAGAAGGGCGCGTTCATGGACCGCAGCGCGCAGGCCAAGCTCGTGGACCAGGCCGAGAAGCTGTTTGCCGAACTGGTGCAGATCAACCCGGAAGCCGCGCGGCAGTTCGCCCAATGATTTTATGCCCATCGTCAACGTGCAGGGATTCGGGACGGTGCAGTTTCCCGATGAGATGGCCCCGGACGCCATTGAGGCCGCCATCCGCGCGGACATTGAGCCGCTGATTGACCAACGCCGGCGCATCGCCGCCGGGCAGGCCGCCGCGCAGATCCCGCCCGTCTCGCCCACGTTGGCCGGGCTGCAAGGGGCCGGCAGTGCGCTGTCCTCGGCCGCGGGCAGTGTCGTGCAGGGGGGCGTCTCAGCCCTGACCAGTCCCCTCAAGCTCGCGGGCACCATTGCCGACCGCATTCGCGCCAACGTCCCGCCGACCGCGCTCGGTCCGCAGTTGGCCGTGGGTGGCCCGCAAAGCGCCCTCACCACCGGGGCCGAGGCCATTCAGCAAGCCGCCGAACGGATTGCCCCCACCGATCCCGCAGTCGAACAGACGTTTTTCGGGGGCACCCTGCCGCAAGGGCTGGGCAATGCCGGGGCCATGCTCGCCACGGGTGGCTTGGCCGGACTGGGGGCGAAGGCGGCCGGTCGCGCGGCACAGCCGGCGGCGGTGGCCGGAGCCACGGCCGTGGGCTTCACGGCTGAGTTCGACGACGCTTTTCAGCGCGCGGTCCAAGCCGGCCAAGACCCGGACACCGCCCTCGCCAAATCGCTGGGGTATGCCGGCGTGGCGGCCGCGATCGAGAACAAGCTCGGCATGGGCCGAGTGCTGCGCAAGTATTTCGGCAGCGCCGATGAGGCGGCCAAGGCACTCACCGCCCGCGGCGTAAGCCAGGAGTTTCTGAAGGATGCGCTGGCCGGGTTTGGCGAGGAAGCCAGCCAACGGGTGGCGCAGGATGTCATCATCGAGGGCAAGCTGGACCCCAAGGGCATCGTTGAGGAAGGCGCAGCCGGCGGCATCATTCAGGCGCTCATGGGCTTGCCCGCCCTGAACCGGCAAGCAGTTCCCAAAACGGGAACTGCCCAGCCCCCAGTGACACCGGATGTCACCCCCCCGCCAAGGACGCGCCCAAGCTGGACGCCGCCGCGCT